ACGGTCTGAGTTAATGGTTGCTGAGCAGTTAAATGAAGGTAATGGTGCTAGTACTTCGGAAACGTCTCTTGCTGCTACGTCTACGAAGTTTGCAATCATAGCCTTTGTTGCACCTTCAGGGAACATTTCTGGAAACACGTTTACAAGGTTGCCCCTGCGTACTTCAAGAACGTCAGCCATTCGTGCATCACGGCTTTGGTTGCGGCGTTTTAATGCTTCAACTTTGGCTGCAATTTTTGTTATGTTTATTGACACTATTTACCTTTTTTAAACTTCTTTTTGTTCTGATAGTACATAAAGTTACTTGTACCATCAGGGTTGGTTTTGTTTTGGCTTTGTCTCATTTTTTCAAGACTTTGCTGTACTGCTGAAGTGTTTGGTTTACTTACTTTTTTTTTGCTTTTCTAATGTTTGATTGTTCTTTAGCATATTTTAATGCCATTTCTTCACGTTTACTAGAAGGGGCTTTATCTATTTTTCTAGGCCACGCTGCCATTTGGTCTACTCCAGTATATTTAAGTTTAGATGGTTTAACATTAGACTTTGGATATCCTGGTGTCATACCAGTTTTTCTAATAGGAGTAACTTTAACTTTTTTTACTGGTTTAAAATTACGAACAGCAGAAGAAACTGCTGCTTTACCATACTTTGCAATTAGTTTTGCGGCAGCGTCTGCTGCACCTTTTTGTACTTTAGGCACTATTATTTTCCTTTTCTGTTATACATTTGATTGTAACTTTTTCTTTGAACTTTTACTTTCCTAATTTCGCCTCTAAGTTTATTTACTTGAAACTGGCTTTTTCCTTCTGATTTTGCTTTCTTTAAATCTTTCTCTAAACCTGTAATTCTTTCATCAAATTTAGAATTGTTTACCCTAGTGCGTTCTGCTTTACTTCTAACACCCATACCAGGAATAGGTAAACTTGAACCCCTGGAAGTTTTAGTGACTTTCTTTTTAACAACCTTGGCAACAGCGCGAGCAGCCTTAGCCCCAGTAATTATTTTTTTAGGACCAGGAACAGGTAATGCTAGTTGTCCAATGTTACGTGCAATATTTGCGGCACGAGGAACAACTTTGCCTGCAGCCTTACTCAGTTCATTAAAAGCCTGATTGGAAGGGTTGAAGTTAACGTTTGAACGTTTAATGTATTTTTTTGGTTTTGCCATATAGAATCCTTAGTGGTAAAACATTTCTGATTGTTGTTCAGCAAACGCTTCATCAAGGTCAACAATGAATCTGTTTGCTAATTGTTTTCTGCTAGCCCAACGTGAGGTCATATAGTTTGTGGTGGAACCTGAACGTTCAACCCATTCCCTTATAACTATTTCACAGAACCATAAAGCCATAACCATATCAAATGGTTGACCTTTTCTCATATCTGGTTTCCAGACAATGAGTTGGTTTATTAAAGCCTTAACACCTTCACTATTGGTAGTGGAAGGTAAATTTATGAGGTTGGAGTTTCTAACGAATTTGTCTTCGTTAGTTGTTCCAAAAAGCGGAGCCATCGATGCAATGCCAAAATTGACGTCCCATTTGTTGTTACCAGTGAAGTGCTCACGAAATACGATTCCACGAGAAGCAAGAAAATCACGTATCGCTTCGTCTTTCGTAAGGAATAACTGAAACGCATTCTTCTCCACAACTACAACGTTTGGTTGATATTTTAAAACCCAGTCTTCAATTAGTCGCCTAATTTTTTCTGGCGTAGGTTCGGTCATATTCATTGCGTCAAGTATGTATCTTTGTTTGGTTTCAACATTCACAGCCACAACGGTTGCTGCTGTTGCACCAGACATTGCAGGGTCAATGCCCATAACAATACGAAACGTTCCATCATCAGGATGACCAGGTGAACCTAAACGTATAGGACCAACTTTACGCATACCGTTCACGGAACTTTGAACACACAAAGGTGGAAATATGGAATCTTCTTCAACATCTTGTTGTTGGTATACCATAGCCCAAGTAGAGGGTGTGACTTCTGAGCGCCGTTGGTGAAGTGCAAGACCATCCCACTTTGGATAGAGTCCATCAGAATCAGGTGTGGTGTCTTCGTCACCGTCCCAAGGACGGTCACTTCTAGACCAGAGCGTCACCCAGTCGTCACAGTTGTCCGCAATTTCCAAAACTGCTGGCATAGCCAAATAGGTGAAAGGGGTTTTGCCCCCAGACCAATGTTCTGGATTGCGAAGTTCGCGGTATAAATCATTTGATGCAATACGTGTTCCTACTATAAGTAGTTTACCGTTTTTACCAAGACGTGTGATAACTTCTTGTTGCAACCATTTGATTTGTTTTTCGTGCTCGTGTGCGTTAGCACCAGTAATAACATCATCAAGAATGATGAGGTCGGCGCGTGCACCATAAATTTGTCCACCCATACCAAGGGCTTGAATTGTTGGGTCTTTCTCAGAGGAATCCCTAGCCTCAGCACCAAGATAAACTGTGTCAGTGCGCCAAGTATCAGCGTCTTCCTGCCAACCACCTTCAGGACCATACATTGCTTGCAGTTTCTGCCAACGAGGATGGGACAAGCGTTGCTTAATAGCGTACACAAATTCGCGTGCCTTATACAAAGTCTTAGACACAATAATAATACGAACGTTAGGGTTAAGTGCAATCCTATAAGTCGAATAATTAATTGTCACAGTTGTAGACTTGGCGTGCTCAGGGGGAATATTAATCAAAACCCTATTACGAGACGCAGCCTCATACACCATAGAATCGTGCAACCAGGCAGGTTCCCCTTTTTCCAACAAAGAAATAAAATTCTCTTGATGGGGAAAAACCTTCATATCCAAATACTGCTCAGAAAACTCTTTAAAGTCTATATCAAACTTATCAGACGACTTCTTACCAGCCCTAACCTCATCCCTAGAGATACGAGCATCATCCAAAAGTTCGCGAAATTTTTTATCAGTCTTAACCCAATACTTCACCGTGTCAGGCTTAACCCCAGCCACCCTAGAAGCATCAGCCACCGTCATCCCAGACCCCAAAGCCTTAAGGAAATCATCCTTCCTTTGGGCACTCAGTTCCCTAGTATGGTGCGCATCCCCAGCCTTAGCCGACATATTATAAACCACCAATATTATATTATATAAGGAAATCGCAACAAGCGATTTCCATTAAACACTACCCCTTTCGCCAGGGGCGTTAGGCGAAAGCAATAATAATAAAAACCCTTACACTATATCTAACCTGTTACCAAGCAAAAAGGTAACACAATAAACCCAAAAAAGTCTATTATCCCAGGTCAAACAGGGTCCAAACAACCACCAAAAGTTACAGAACAGAGGAACAGGGCAGTGGTATTTGTTGTATTTAACACTCTGGGGTCTGTTTATTTACCCATAGGAAACCATTAGAAGGTATTAATTAATCAAACAACTACAACTAACTTAATAGTTAGTGTTGTCTATCCTCTTATTTAATATGGGCGCATTAGTTTAATTAGTTTATTTAGTTTCATTAGGGCTAGTCGTTTCTATTAGAAACTGGAATTAGTTTTAGTTAATTGATTGATTAGTTAATTGATTGATTAGTTTCTATTAGAAACAGATTAAAGAATTACGCGCTTTTAGTTGATTGATTAATGAGGGCATTAGGTCGGGAATACCCCCCCTATTGAATGGGGGAATGGTCATCTGGTACGCTCTTATTAGTCACACCCTTAATGGTTAAGAATGGTCTTAGGACTCGCACTCATTAGGCGTGAAACAGGACTCAATGAAAGAAAACTCAATAGCGTTTATTGTGCCATTCTTTGGAATTGTTTCTATTAGAAACAGTTTCTAAGAATGACCAAACTGGTCATTCATTAACTCACTCGAAAGGTGAAAACAATGAATACAAAAACAGAAACACTAACTCACGAGAAAATCGTGAACGCATTAAAACTGGTTCAAGAAAATGAACAGAAACTTAATGCAGAAAAGTCAGCACTTAAAACTCAAATTAAAGAACTTAATTTAGGTTTTAGAAAAGTGCAGAAAAGTGTTACTGCGAATCTTCCAGTTGTTTCATTAATGGTGAATCAAGGAATTACTCAAAATATCACCACGAATGGAAAACTGACTCAAGATTCTGGCGTCTCTAAAACTACGATTAGCCGATTCGATTGGATAGGTGCCACACTCTCACGAGTCGGCATTACTAAAACCAGCGAGAAACTAGCCGTTAAAACTCTTAACGAATTGTCAAAAAACAATTTAGGCAAAAGTCATTTAGAAACAATAGAAACCATTGAAGACTGGAAGAATCTTCTATCAGTTGCAAAAGAACCTAAGGCTAAAAAACTAGACTTAGAAACAGTCAAGAACGCAATTCTTGAACCACAATTCTCAAACGCAGAATTGCAAGAATTACGCGCAACGATTGAATTGCAACTTAAGAACCAAGCACAATAAGCGCAACACAAGAAACCCCCAGTCTAAAAAACTGGGGGTTTTTTTTTTGTCTGTTTCTATTAGAAACACGAACCAGCAGATACGCTTATTTTTTCCTGTTGTTGTGCGTTGTTGCTAGTTTTTATTCCTGTCGTTGTTCGTTGTTGTGGTTGTTGTTTTTGGGGCTATTGTTTTTGGGTTGAACCTGTGGTATACTTGAGGTATCAAGTGAGAGGTGGGACTATGGCTATTCCAACGAGTAAAGTTATTCGTACTCGCTCTATTGCCTTTGCTTCAAATCGGAGTAAGGCATTGAGGAACCAAGCGCACGCGACTAAACCTAAGTGTGGTCGTGCTGTGCAATCTTATGACCCAGAAAAGTATCTTAGTTTCTGGGTGAACAATCTTGTTTCTATTAGAAACGAGAATGATAATGACTAACGGAAATAAGTTAGTTGATATTCAACTTGTTTGGACTCGTGTTGATGAGTCCGAGCATTGGTATGAAAACTATCTAATGAAATGTCAGATGTGTGAGTGGCGTTTCATTGCTGAAAGTTTTGATGCTATTCGTTGTGAGGTTGAGGGACACCTTGAGGAGGTGCATAACTATGTGTGACAATAAATACTATGACAGGTATGAGGGTGAGATGGATAAACTTTTGCGTGAGATTGCGAACGAAGGTTCAGCCGACTCAATGGAAGTTGATACATTTATGAAGTCACTCGGACTTGACCCAGAGAAAAACAAATGAGTGGGTTGAGTTGGCACGACTGGTATGGATACACTAGACCAGAAACTAAAGAGGAGATGATAACAATGAAAGACAATGAGCGCATTGTCCTTGGTACTTACACGCTGACCAAGCGTGGGGAGCGAGTGCTTATTATCACAGCAACTTTGTTGTTGATGATTGTGGCTGTCGCTGTTGGAACAGTAGAAACAATGTAGTTTCTATTAGAAACGAGAGAGGAAAGAAAAGGTGGAAACAGAAGAAGAAACAGAAACAACTTGTGAAAGTTGTGAACTAACTGAATCAAATAGTGGCAATGACCTAGTTGTCCTTGATGATGGCACATATTGCACAGGTTGTTTACATAGTTGCGAGTCTTGTAATGAGTGGTATTTTTATGTAAGTTCCACTCATTGGTTCGCTGATATTTGTGCTAGTTGTCAGGATGATTACTTTGGTTGCCCGAATTGTGGGGCAACAACATCCTACGATGACAGTGTTTCCTCAACAGATAGCGAGGAGACTTGGTGTTCTCGTTGTGCCAGTAGGTACTGGGATTATTGTGGTGATTGTGGCGAATGGTACGCTGACTATAAC